TCTCCATAACCTTCTAAATATAGGCTATATATAAATCTAACTATTTCAGCTTCTTCTGGAACAATATGATATTTTTTATTTTCAAGTTTATAACCAAACATTGATGTACTACCCCATATAAGTCCTTTTTCAAAATCTTTCTTAATTCGCCATTTCATATTTTCGGATATACTTCTTGACTCTTCTTGTGCAAAAGTCGCTAAGAACGTTAAGATCATTTCACCTTCACCACTTAAAGTATGAATATTTTGTTCTTCAAAGAAAATGTTAACATTGATTGCTTTTAAGTCTCTCACTGTTTTTAATAGTGTCATTGTGTTTCTTGCAAATCTTGATATTGATTTTGTAATAATCATATCAATCTTACCCGCTTTACAATCACTCAACATTAGCTGGAACTCATCTCTCAACTCTTTTGTTCCAGTAACTGCCTCGTCCGTATACACTCCTACAAATTCCCACTCAGGTTTACTTTTAATATAGTTTTTGTAGTGGTTCACTTGTGAGGCTAATGAGTTAAGCATTGCATCTTTACCACTTGATACTCTGGCATAAGCAGCAACTCGCAGCCTTTTTGGCATTTCTTTTATCGTTTCAATTTTTGTTATTTTTTTCATAACTTCCACCTCCTTGAGCGTACTCTATTAATCACTTATTTACTCAAATTAGTCAAGTCATTTAAGCGGTAAAGATTACCTGTCTTGATACAATGTTTTTCTGCTAAAAACGCCTCTGCTTTAAGATATTCAGATTTACTTAAAATCCCCTCCTTAAACATTGAACTAATAGGTGAAATGGAAAAGTAATACATCTCTAAATTAGATCGATTCATTGTGACTTGATCCTTTTCTTTGCTCATTCCACCATTGCCACCTGCATTTGTCTGAACAGAAGAGCTTTTTCTTTTTACCCTTAATTGATAACATTTCTTTGTCACAATTTTTACAGAAGCCTTTAAGTATTGATTCTTCCTCGATTTTGTTACAAGCATGTCTAACTGCACTTGGTGTAATAGATAATTCTTTGGCGATTCTCTTATAACCATATCCTAAATCTCTTAATTCATTAATCCTTTTGTTTTTATCTTTCATATGAACTACCTCCTAAATCATAGTCCGCAAAATTCGAGTAAAAGTTCGGGTTCCTTGCAGAAATAGTGCATAATTCGTTATATTTATCGGTCGTATTCATTTAAACAACCTCCTTCACCAGTTATATGGCGAGGTATGACATGATTTGCCGATAAATCCGAAAAAAGTTAATAAAAAAGGACCCTATATTTACAAGGATCCAATTTGGTTTGAATATTTGTCTATAATTCTCTCTTCAATATCATCAATCAACGATACACATTCAATTAGTTTATCTGAATCACTAATTTCGTTGTAAGTTTGTGATATTGCCTTTCTTAACAATATAATCACTTCTAGCTTGTGCAATAATTCTTCCATGATATTCCTCCTTTTTAAATGAAGGATATCATAAGAATGGTAAAGATTTTCATAATGTATAAAATTAGAACAAATTAATTAGTGTGTGTTATATTATCATCTATATTTTATGTAATTATTGCTCGGTATAATCTAGTATCAATTTCCATAGTTCCCCACGTACCTTTAATAGAGTTCCAGCAATCTCGATGTCTCTATTTATACTCGTAATATATGGATATTTAGTGTCCTCAGGATTTCTAAATGCATAATTTAGCCTATCAATAAAGTGCAACATAACTACTCCATATGGGTTGCTCTGTAATCTTTGTATTATTTCTACGTCTGAAACAGGCATCATATTGAAAGATTGACCTAAAACATATTCAGAAGGGTTCCCTAGTATAACAGAATATGCATCACGTATTTTGATTGCATTCTCAATACTTTTACTCGACATTGATTCAAAGCCATCTTTGAAAAGTTTTTCTCTCTCTGTGAAATTTTGTGCTTTTTCAGTGGTATTACAAAACTTAATATCATTGATTAATAACGAAAAGGTTATTACTTCATCCTCTTCTACATCTTTTCCTAGATTGGACACAACATTTCTGACTTTTCTGTTAAAATCCAAGATGATTTTATGGTCACTTTTATCTGTTTCTTCTTTATCATTAATCACTGTTTCTACTTTTTGCACCTTTTTTAAATTCAGATACTGGCTTAATCCGTTCAAAAGTGATTCCAAATCATTATCTACCACACCATCAATCTTTGGTAACATCCAGCCACCCTTATCATTAAATTCTCTAATTGAAAGGTTTTCTCCTGAAGTAATCTCTGCAGAAAAGTACCTAAATTTTCCAACATCAATGAAGACTGTATAACGAGCAAGTGGTGAAATTAACTCACCAATCCAGTGCAAAATTAAAACTGTTGTATTATTCATGTTTTTTTCAATAACTTCGTATCTGTACTTTTTAAATTTTCTCGAAGTAATTCCTTTTTCGATTTCGATTTTCAAAGAATTAATAGATCTTTCGATTGAAGGCAAGAAGCAAATATTTTTAAGTACATTTAATTGCAAATTGTAAATCCATGCATTTTCTCCTAACCAGAGTTGCATTTCATTCTCCAGAACTTTTCTCTTCTCTCTATTCTTTTTAATGAAAAAAATAGCTGCTGCAAACAAACCAAATCCAAATATAAAAGTTTGAGGTAATCTTGTACCTGGTTCAAATATAGTAACAATTAGTAGTGCAAGACCTACCATACCTAAAAGAACCCATAAAACTACTTTGGAACTCTTATCAGAAATTGTTTTTGCAACACCTTTTTGTACAGCAGACGTATAATTGGAACCATATATTATATCTTTCAATATATATTCTTCAATAGATTTATCAACTTGTGTTTTAAGTTCGCCTTGATTTTCATCTAAGTTATCTCTCAGCTCTCTTAATAGTAGGTGCTTATGTGAGATGCTATGCAAGTTCCTTTTTGGATTAAACTGCCCATAAGCAAATCTTCCATCGTCTATCTCTAAAATATATTTATACGCATCTATATAATTTTCCTTGCTAATCAGTTCCTTTAATTTTTTTATACTATCATTCTTACTAGATTGCATTAAAGCTTGTCCTATTGAAGCCATTAAGAATCATCTCCTTCTGGCTCAATTATAACATATACAATAAAAAACAAACAAACAAAAAAAGCCGTACCTTATTACCAGTACGGCCAATTTCTAAATCTATGCTTATTCTTTAGCGTTAATGAATGTTACTTTTTCTCCAACAATCCTTAATATGTTGTTATCGATATGTAGTGATGCCTTAACTCCTATCGTTGAGTTTTCTGATAAGTACTCCATGACATTCTCCATAATGCCTTCACTTAGGTTGACGGGTATCAAATCTGAGTCCTTTTCATTCGGTCTTTTGATATCAATTGAAACGATACCTGCTAACTTATCGAGTTTCTTTACTCGTCCAACTAAAATTACTTGATTTAACATGCTTTTCCTCCTTGATTTGGTTATGTCACATATTACCTAAACAAAGACATTATAGCAAGTATTACTGTGCTTTCTTGCTGAGCTTTTCAGCAATGATTTTCTCGGCTTCAGATAAGGTTTCTTTACCTTGCATTTTATTACTGAAAGAGATGTAGTCATCGATAATTGATTCAATTCTAGACTGATTCGTTTCTAAAAACTCTACAGCCTTTTCAGTAGATCCTGTAACATTACTTACCCACTCACTAAAACGCGATATAACGGCAAGTTTCTTCTCATCACCTGCAAGGAAAGCTTCACCCTTTTGTTTGGCAATCTGATTCTTCTCTTCCACAATCATTATGAACTCTTTAATTGTTTTTTGAACACTCTCATCAAACACTACATTAGTTGCCTTGCTGACAAGGTCATATATGTTTTCTGCAGTATTCTTCAAATCATCTTTTACTTCTTTAATTACCTCATCCAATGATTGATCTTTTCCCAATTTTGACGTTACATAAAGTGCAAGCGATAATCTTTATCACCGAGTTTGAGTGTTTTTTCCATAATCTACTCCTTAAATAAATGTCGGTAGTGCTGGTGCTGTTGTTAAAAATGTACTGTAATTAGCATCTCCAACTCCTGCGATAACTCTTAAAATCAAATTGTTTCCAGATTCAATAGGTCTCGCTGTAATGTTTAGCGTGATTGAGTTTGCTTCAATGGAATCGGCTTTTGATTTACTAGCATCACCAGATGGAGTCGCTGTACATAAGATATACCAAATACGTCTCGCTTTGATATCACCTTGAATCTCATAACCTAAAGCGAACGTTTTTGTTTCAGCATTTAGAATTTCTACAAGGTTTCCATTTGTGTCTTCTAAGAAACCAAAGATATCCTTTTTGAATGCTTCATCAATTTCTGTAAACTTAAGCGTCACATTAGATCCTGTATTGGAAACTAGCGTTGCGATGACTTTATCGTCTGCATACACTTGTGATGTTCCTCCAATAGCTTCTGTTGTGATCTCTTGAGCTCCTTCTAATCTTTTAGGTGTTGCAAAGGTCCAACTACCATCTGCAGCTTGTGTTGCGAGTGCATAATGCACATTAGTTAAACCAAATGTTACTTTATTACTCATTTAAAATACCTCCTGTTTGATTTCATATACTCTGTTGACTGAACCATCTTCATGTATATGATAATCTATAATTGACCCTTTAGTAAGAAAAACATTGGAACATAATTGACCCCCTAATGTATAATAACCTCATACTATTTTATGAGGTGGAAAGTGATGATTGAACTTCCTTTTGTGTTGACTGAATCAGAAAGTGCATTATCAAATAGTTCTCTTTGTTTTTTCTTATCTGCTTCTGATAACATCCCATTCATTTTAACAATCCCTTTAATCTGCATAGAGGATTTAATTGCATTATCAATTCCTTGTAGCAGACTATCATTAATTGAGATCGTTTTAAGAATCGCCTCATGATCACCACTTGATCCATTACCACCAAAGATATCGTTTTGTCCAAAATGACGTCTCAAATGGAGAATATTGTCGTATGGTAAAATGTATGATTCTCCATTATCAAATAGCAGCTTGATAAAATAGGTGTCAGCATTATCAACAATCATTTCAACTGTAATTGGTCTTAATGGATAGATACCTTTGAGTTCATCTGAATCTTTATCAAACTTAGGATACACAAATACATTATCATTCAACAAGAGTAATGTGATAGTTTTATAGATGAAATCGTAGGGAGCCATAATCTCGTTTGGCTTATACTTCAATAAAAAAGACAGTCGACCTTTTTTCTCGGTCACTGTCTTATCGTTTTTGGTTTTGATAAATCTAGGTTTAAGCTTAGCACATTGGCTAGCAACCCTATCAATACATATCTTAACCACATCACTTTTTGAAATGTTCGTTCCAAAAGGTGTATAAAATATATTTAAATTACTAATCAACTGGAGTGCATCAAATGATCCAGTTTTTTGCTTTCGTTTTATGAGACCCATGTGCACCTCCTAAATTACTTGTTTTTCATGGCTTTCTTAATAACATCCTCATAATTAGGATACCCATTATTTACGTTGATTTCATTCATTGTAATCCACATTGAATCGATTGTGAAATTTTCTTTTAAAGCCTGTTTTACATGATAGCCTATCAGCTTTTTATTATCAACAATGTAATCAACCACTTTTGATGCTTCTATTTGAGGTTTATTAATATTTATATTTACACAACATACACTCATAACTAAATTGACCAGAAGATCCTCATATTCATCAAAGTCTAACTCTGGAGAATGTTTCTTCTCATAGTCACCAACCATACATTTGCCTTGAATAGCATCTATTATATCTAGCATCACTTCACCTATATTGGTAAGATCAGCTTCTATCCATGTTCTCTCACTTAGGACTGCTGTTCCGAACATAGCTGAGTTTATTGGTAACTTCTTTTTTTCTCTTAGCAGGTTGTATGTTTGCGCCATTGTTTCAGCGGTAAAAATTAAATCTTTCTTTCTGTTTTCAAAAAAATCCTCTAGATTAAAATCTTCATCTTCGTTTTCATTTGATTCGTTTGATGAGTCTTCCTTTTGTGTATTTTTTTCGAGAACAGCATTAGAATTATCATTAAATCTATATGAGTTTCCGCCTTTATATTTTTTCATGAATAATCTTATAACCCTATACAGCCAGTTTACCATAATAGCATTATGCAAATAATAAGAAAAATCTCCGATAATTAAACAAATTACTAGTGCCGAAATAAATGATGGCAAGAACATAATCGCCATATCTATCAATGTGCCAATCAATGGATGATGTAAATCTAGTTGACTTTTTTCATATATAGGAACAACCGATTTAACTCCCAAACTACTTGTGAGATAACCTATAAAATACGAAATAGAAGACACATAGAAAATAGTCATATTTGCACTTGTAGGATTTATAAATGTCACTATAAGAAAAATCAACGTCATTAATGGTGCTAATACTTGAATTGCAAAGATAATTAGATATATTAGTATTTGTATAATTGCTCCAATAAGTCCAAGAAATGATTTCATAAAAAAGCCCTCCCATTAATTATTAATGATAGGGTTATTATATCATGTTCTCATAATCATTTCTATACCGATTTAAAACAACATATGCAATGATTAATGCAACTGTACCATCAATTTGCTTGTATTTAGAGTTAAGTTTTGATGGTTGTATGTTTCCATTTAAATCAACTTTCGCTTGTGTATTTGATAGACACCATTTCATGATTGGATTGTTATTGTAGTTAACCAAATTGTTCTTTAAATCAGCTTCTAGAATTTTCATGGGTTCAGACAACGAGTAGATACCCTGTCTGACTTTGTCCATATTAAATCCTAAGTCTTCCATTTCTTTTATCCAATACTGTGAATTCCATGGATCGTATCCTACCCAAAGTGGTCTAATATTATATGTCCTTATCATATTCATAAACCACTGGGTTACTAGTGAAAAGTCGTTCTGGCTTCCTTCCGTTACTGTAATCAGACCTTTTTGTACCCAAATATCATAAGGTGCATTGTCCTCCTCTTTACGCTTTAGAATGACATCACTTGGCATAAAAAATTGAGTAATAACAAACTTTTTATCGCCTTTCATTAGTAATAGAACAGCGGCCGTTAAATCCGTTGTGCTTGAAAGGTCAACACCACCAATTGCGTAACTATCTTTTAAATCTTCTATATTAAAGGTTTCATTATTATTCAAATCATCGAAGGTTAGCCATGAGCCATGTTCTAATTGTTTAATATTAAAATCCTTTGATAGCATTGTTACTCTTGTTCCAAGATCGTGCTTTGATTTGTTCATTAAATCTTCTAAGTAAGAATATGTCTTAATCGAACCTATGCTTGGGTTAGATTTTTGCCATGTTCTTTTATCTCGATATATTTCATCAACTGAATCTTGAGTGTATAACCAAGGGAGCACTCTTTCATCTTGGATCTCGCCCTTAATCATTCTTCTAACATAATCTAGCTTATTATCTAAAAAACCACCGACAGTGTTTCCTTCAGTGGTTATGATAAATATAAGTGGTTCTGATTTAGTTGATTGACTTTGCTTAATCGCATCATAGACCTTTGAATCGGTCATTTCATGTATTTCGTCAATACAACCAACTTCAATATTATAACCATCTTTGTTTCTTGATTGAGCTGATAATTTCTTTATCTTGTTCTTAGTCTTTGGTGAGTAGATATGAAAGATGTTCTTTTTACTTCTTTTCTCATTTGATAGTGCTTTTGATTGTTCTCTCATATTGTTAATCTCTTCAAACAAGATGTTCGCTTGTTCTGTTGTATTAGATGCACATACAATATCAACTCCACCTTTTGATAAGAAAAACTCAGCTAAATCGATACCTGCAATGAAGGTTGTTTTACCATTCTTTCTTGCTACTAGCAATAAGACCTCATTAAACCTTCTTAAGTTTGTATCAGCCATTTTAAATCCATAGGCAACTTGAAGGACTGCTTTTTCCCAAAGTTCTAAAATAAAGGGTTCACCATTAAATGGACTTTTAGTGTGTTTACAGAATGTCTCAATAAAATCAATTCTTATTTTGCCTGGTTTTTCATCAAATACATATCTGGGATTATTTAAATCCTCAATTAAACCTTCTAAAACTGTGAGTAGTTCTTTACCAACTAATATCTCACCTTCTTGAATTTGCCTATAATACTCTTTTAAATAATTCACTATTCTAACCTTTTCATGAATTCATCAAATTCATC